TTTCCAAAACGTGAGCATTTACCGTAACAAACTTTTTTGTAGCTGAAATTTCCAGTAAGGTCAGTAAGGGATTTTACTACTTTTCACTTTTGTTAGCATTTTCAATAACAAATATTTTTATAGCTAAAAAAGTCAGTAAGGATGGTAAGGGTTTTCAAATTTTTACGATTTTGTTATGTATAATGGTAATATTTTTATAAAGAAAAAAAACGAGTCAGTAAGGACCGTCACGATTTTTTGACATTTTAATTTTGTTATGATAATAAGTAAGCATTTAAAAAATCAAAAAAAGGGTCAGTAAGGATGGTCTTAAAAATATAATATAAAAAATAAATATTATATTAAATTAATGGAGCTTAACGCAAAAAATCTAGAAAAATTAATGGAAGAACAAGGAGAAAAAAATGTAAAACGTATAAATAAAAATGATAATATGGATGTAAATAAATTATTTAATGCTTTAGAAAATGAATCAAATGCGTCTATAATGAAATTAAATACAAAAATAATACAAAAAAGAAAAAATGATATGCTTCAACAATTAAGATTAGATAGAACAGAATTAAAAAAATTTAATAAAAAACTAAAACAATATAGATTATGTAGTGAATTATATGATTTACAATATGGATATTATATTAGATGGATACCGTTACGAGATCCAAATAAAGTATATTTAACAAATGGTGCAACAATAGTAGATATATTATTTGAAAACAATGAATCACACATATTATGTAGAAATTTTAAAAATAGATTTATTAGAATAAAATTTGATGAAATAATAGTATTTCAAAAAATAAGTGACCAAGAAAAAGTAATATTAAAGGTTTTGGATTATTTGGAAAAATAATAGTAATATTATATATATGAAAAAAGTAATAGTATTTGATATGGATAAGACATTAGGATATTTTACACAATTAGGTGTATTAATAGAAGCAATAGAAGAAATAAGAAAAAAAAGTATAAAAAGAACAGATTTATATAAAATATTCGATTTATATCCAGAATGTTTTAGACCTGGGATATTCAAAACATTAAAATATATAAAAAAAAATAAAAAGAAAGAAAATATGAAAGTATTAATTTATACAAATAACATAGGTCCAAAAAAATGGGCATATGATATAAAAAATTATTTAGAATATAAATTAGGTAGTAAATTATTTGATAAAGTAATAACAGCGTGGAAAGTAGAAGGAAAAGTATATGAAAAATGTAGAACAACTCATTACAAAATATATAAAGATTTACTTATATGTGGAAAATTAGATAAAAAAGATAAAATATTATTTTTTGATGATACTTTTTTCGAAGATCTAGCTTCAAGGGAACAAGTAACATTTATATATAATTCAGCATATAAATTAGATTTGGATTTTAAAACAATGAATAAACGATTTTTAAAATCAAAAATAAAACATTTATTAAAAGATAAATCAACATTACTATTAGATGTATTAAATGATAGTGGTTATAAACCTTCAATAAGAAACTGTGAATATAAATCAAATGAATTTATAGATAAAGTAAAATTGTTTATATTAAAAAATAAAGTAAAAAAAACAAGAAAACAAAAAAGAAAAAGAAATAATAAATCTAAAAAGAAATAAAATTTTTAATAATATTTTCTGTATCAATAATATTTGCTTTAACTCTAGAAATAATAAATTCAAAACTTTCAGTAGATATTAATAAAAAAGCACTCCAAAATATCATTCTTTTTTCAACGTCAGTTATGGTAGTTTTTTTATGAAAAGGTCTAAATGTCCACATTAATACTAGAGCAAGGAAAACTTTAATATATAATGAGAAATCTTCATAATATTTTCTAGCATATGGCGAAATATTAAAAAAAGCTAATGCGAAGAAAATATATGTCATAATTGTTAAATACATATATGTATTTTTAATGAAATTCATATATATATTAGTAATATTTATTGTTCTTTTGTTTTAATAAGTTTTTTATAAATTTTAAGAGAACGAGCACTGGCATCAGTTGCTTTAACATATCTTGGCATCCAGAAATAAGGAATTATACGTTCGCTGTTAGGAAAATGTTTTTCAAAAATAAGTCTATAATACAATTGTTCTAATGTAGTAGGTTTGTTAAATGTATATTTAGATGCTAAAATTTGTAATACACTATCTTCATCATCTGGTAGATTTTCATCTTTAATAAATTTATTAATAGCGTGTTCTTTAATAATATTATGCCAAGAATTACTTTGAGAACTAACACCATCACTAAAAGCTTCTTTAGTTCTCCATAATACAGATTCAGGTAAGGTATTGTCATCAAAAGCACGACGAATTAAATATTTTTCACAAAATCCATTTTTAGTATGACAACGTAATTCAGAAGGAATAGATAAATAGTTTTGAACAAAATTACGATCAAGAAAAGGAGTTCTAGCTTCTAATCCATTTTCAGAAATAGAACGGTCAGAACGAAGAACATCAAAGAAATGAATATTATTTAATAATCTTTTACATTCTTTATCAAAAATGATAGGATCTTTAATATAGTGAAAATAAAGATATCCACCCATCAATTCATCAGCACCATCGCCATTAAATATTACTTTGGCATCAACAGTTTTTTCATAAGATTTGATATATTTAGATATTAGATAGTTACCGACACTGGCACGTACAGTAGTAGTATCATAGCTTTCAATAGTATATATAACATGTTCAATAGCATTTATAAATTCTTGTTCTTCAACAACAATAGAATGATGAATAGAATCAATATGTTTTGCAACAAGTTTAGCGTGTTTTAAATCTTCACTACCTTTAAATCCAATAGACCAAGTGTGAAGTTTTTTAGTAGGGAATTTTTTTTTATAATAAAAACTAACAACACCAGCAACTAAACTACTATCTAATCCACCGGATAATAAACAAGCAATATCTCTTTCAGTATTATGAACTCTTTTTCTAACAGCATTAATGAAAGAATCTCTGATAAGTTTGATAGCTTTTTCTTCACTGTTAATTAATTTATTAGTAAATATTGCAGTAGTAGAATATTGATACATATTATTATAAACACTTTTATTATCAACTATATCGTATCTAAAACAATGTCCAGGTGGAAACTGTTTACAAAAATTAGATAAAGGAGTGATTTGTTTAAGTAACGATGCAAATATAAATACATTATTATTAATAGAATAGAATAGAGGTCTGACACCATAAGGGTCACGGGCAACATAAACAATTTTTTTAGTATAATCAATAAGAACGAAAGCAAATACACCATCTAATAGATTTAATGTTTGTTTAATGCCATATTTTTTATACATATGTATGATAACTTCGCAATCGGATTTAGATTTAGGATTAACATTTAATAATTGATATAATTTACTAAAATTATAGATTTCACCATTACAAATTAAAGAACAATTATCAATTAAAAAAGGTTGTTCAGATTCAATATTATTAAATCCATTAATAGCAAGTCTAGAGAAACCTAAAATAATATTATTATAAATATTACCACATTCAAGTACACTATTTTCAGGACCTCTTTTATTGCCGTGAGAAAAAGCTTCTGTATATTCGCTTTTTTCAAAAGTATTATTAAGTATCGAAAATATACCACACATATATGTAATATAGTAAAATAAAATATCTTTAATATTTATATTTAAATAATTATGAGTGAATTTACGGCATATTATTGTAATCAATATTTAACAGAAGAATTAAATGGAAGAATAGAAAGGAGATTAAGAGGAACAGAAACTTTAGAGCCATTTTTTGAGGCAAGGTCAGTATCAACAAGATTAGAAACAATGCCATTGTATGATTGTAGAAAGAAATCAAATACACCATTAGTGAAATATGAAAGATACAATCAACACAAACAATTTAATCCAGGATATAGAGGACCATATAATGGATATAGTAATAATGTAGATGTAGAATCGAAGTTATTTAATAAATTTAGAGTATTACAAAAAGGAAGTGATCAAATGAGATATATACCTGGTTCATCAAGTGATTTATTTTTAAATAGACATTTTATTCCAGATAATAGATTGAATCAAGCACAAAAAGAAGAGGAATTTATGTCATTTAATCCAAATCAATGTAATATTGCAAATGAATTATTTAATAATCATACAAGACAACAAACAAAAAATATAAACACAAAAGAAGTAGAAAAACCAACAGCAAAATTGAGGAAAACAAAAGTTAATTAAATAATTAATATATTTATAATGGAAAAAAGTTCAACTACCGATATAGATTTATTATATTTTTCAAACAAACAATTATCACAAAAATATAATAAAACACAAGAAATAGAAAATAAGAATATTGTAGTATCAGATGAAGATCGAGAATTTTATAAAAAAAGAGTATATCAAATGACAAAGGAATTATTACGGGGTAAAAAAATAAATTCAATGATAGACGAATCATTTAATGAATTTTTGAATATAACAATAAAACATTTAAAATTTGTAGATAAGAAAGATATAATACAGAATGATTATAAAGATATAAAAGAAAAAGAAAGAAAAGTAGATGAGAATTTTGAATTAATGGACAAAAACAAATTAATGATGAAAGATAAAAAAAATAAAAAAAAAACTATAAAAGAATTTGTGAATATAGTGAATAAAAAAAAACAAACAAAAGTATTTTTACCTGAAAAAAAGGTAATAAATTTGAAATCAACAGAATTAAAAGAAAAAGGAATAAAATCTAAATAATATATAATTATGAGTTTAAAATATTTAGGTGGTAGGTCAAAAAAAAGAAAAAGATATTGTAAAGATGGTACTAGAAGAAATAAAAAGGGAAGATGCGTAAAAAATAAAAGAAGTAAAAAAAAAAATAAAAGAAAAAAGAGAAAGAAGAAGAGGAAGAAAAAAACAATGAAAATAAAACATCATAAAAATAAAAGCAATGAATCGTGTGGTTTAGGTAGAGATAAAGATGCAAGATTACCATATACCTGCTATACAAAACCAGCGTTAGAAAAAATGAAAAATATATGGAATGCTAGACATCCAGATGTAAAAATAACAGCAGATAGACCATATCCAATATGGATGGCATTACGAAAAAATATGAAAAGCAGTTGTGATAAAGAATCTTGTTGGTTAAAAAAAAATTGGGTTAGAGAAAAGATGGATAAAAAACATTTAATAACTACGTTTGCAACACCACAACCGAAAGAATGGAAAAGAAAACCAACAGAATGGTTAACTAGTGTAGATATAATGGGAGTTATGAAACAATTAGAAATAGGAAATAAACATTTTTCTTTTATAGGACCATCACCAATAGATTTTGATGAACATGAAATGTATGGAGAATGTGTATGGGAAGAATTATGTAAATTTAATTTAAATAATGAAATAAAAAAAGGGAAATCAGATATAGGAATTATATTTAATTTAGATCCTCATGATAAACCTGGATCACATTGGGTTGCAATGTATGTATCTATTCCAAAAAAAGATATTTATTATTTTGATAGTTATGGTGATAAAATGCCTAGGAGAATAAATAGATTAGCACAAAGAATACAAAATCAATCATTAAATCAAGGAAAAGCATTTAGTATAAAAGAAAATAAAGTTAGACATCAATATTCAGATAGTGAATGTGGAATGTATTGTTTATATTTTATAAAATCACTATTAGAAGGAGAGAGTTTTGATAAATTCCAACGACAAAAAACACCAGATTTGAAAATGAAAGCATTAAGAAATATATATTTTAATAAAAATTAATTAAAAAAACAAGTTTAATTAATTTATTATGGATAATAAAGAATTAGTTTTAAATGTATTAAAAGGTATGAATACAAATACGCAAACTAGTCAATTTCAGACATATTTTGATAGCATATATAATTATTATATAACTCATAAGAAAACTAGTTTTAAAAATCTTACAGAAATGAATAAAGCAATAATAGATGAATGTTATAATTGGTTAAATAATAATACACAAGTAAATAATAAACCAATTGTAAAAAAAAAGGTAAAATTAGAAACAGTAGATTTAGATAATTTACGTCATAAAAAAGATGGACAATTTGAAATGAAATTAAAAAGAAGAGAAGAACAATTTAGTTCGTTAATTAATAAACCAACGCCAAAAGAAATAGATTTTAGTATGAATTCAAAAGATTTTCCATTAAATAATGATAATAATAATTTTCCAACAGAAGATTTAACAAGATTATTGAATCAATCGATGGAAGACAGACAATTAGAATTACAACAATTACAAAGTACAAAACCATCAGCAGAGACTTTAAAATGGTTAAATCAGGAAGAAAAAAAAGAGAATAAAAAGTTGGAAACGGAGAAAAAAGTAACTTTTAATGATGAATTAAGTGTAAAAACAATATTAAATACATTATCCGTAAATATGAAATCTGACGATGAACAAGTAGATAATAATATAGATAATAATAATATATTAAGTATATTAAATCAAATATTAGATAATCAGTCAAAAATAATAAAATTAATAAGTGAGAAATAATTTATTTCCTTTTTTATTTAATGAACCTTCATTTAATAAAAGTCCATAATTATAAGCATTGTAATCATATAAAGTTCCTCCAATTTGTTTTAAATCATCACTATCATTTCGTAATACATATCTTTTACCACTAATAGTGATATAGTTATCGTTGTCTTTATTACCACCTTTTTGAATATCGAATTGTTTTATAAAACTTTTATCGATTTCTTCATTATCACTCCAATCAACGGGTTTAGATAAAAAGAAGTCAGGGTTTTTACTAGAAAATTTGAAACAAGATAATTTTTCAGTTCTACCATCTTTGTAAACTTCACAATCAATAGATGTATTTTTCATAAGAATTAATATTTCATTATTAATTTCTTCTTTTGCGTTAGATGTTTCGTGTAAAGATTCATCAGTAGTAACAACAGGAAATTCACCATCTTCATTAGGAAATTTACTTTTATCTTTTAATTTTGTAGTGTCTGTAATTAATGGTTTTCTATCTACTTCATTATCAGCATTAGGATCACCATTTAATTGTTTATCTGAAAAAACAGTAAGATATTCAAATACTTGAACGGTTCTATCTTTTTCTGGTAAATTATGATGACTACAGATTCTTCTAGCTCTACCTATAACTTGTTTTTTCCTTACAGGATGCCAATATGGTTCAGTAATATGAACATATCTGACATTCTTTAAATCAATACCTTCAGCACCTGCTTTAGTAACCATAAATACTTTTATAACGTCACCATAAAAATTATCTTCAAATCCCAGGTTATTTAATCTAGTTCTAATTTTATCTAATTCAGGAGCTTTCCAATCACTATTAAGAATTTTTCTAATAATATCTTTTTTCTCATTATCTTCATCACCAGTAAATTTAGCATAACAAGGATGTTTTACAATTTCTTCATCTGTCATATTAATAGTCCATTGAGAATTAACTTTTTCAATTTTGAATTCTTTCCAATTAACAGTATCCAATACTAAACCTAATATACCAATACCTTCTAATGATTTGAAATTAGAATAAACTAAATGTATACCTTTTAAACCACTGGTAGGTTGAAGTCTTTTTGTTATTTGATAAAATTTTGGACTATAATATTCTTTTAAAGCTTTTCCAGTTAAATATTTATCTCCATTTTCTTTTAATGATTTTAAAGTTTTCTTTATTTCATTAGCATATTCTTTATCGTCTAATTCAGCGTTTTCACTTTCTTCTGTAATTTTACCTTTCTTTTTTGGTTTTTTAATTTCTTCAGGAAATACAAAATTACAGGCTGAACGAGAACCCATTCTATAAGAAGAATTTTCATTTTTATACATATCTTTTACATTACTAGGAGGTTTACCTCTTTTTCTTTCACTTTTTCTAGCTTCTTGATAAATACCTAATTGATAATTACTCATTTCACACCGAACCATTTTAGTTTTTAATAATTTTGGTAATAATTTTTCTTGTGCGCTTCTAAAATATGATGTAAGTCCCAAAATTCTTCTTTGAAATAAAATAGGATTTTTAACCTTTTTTGTTCCATATATGTCTTCAACTATAAATTTTTCATAAAAATCATTAAATGTTTCTGGTAAAGCATTATATTTATTAAGAGTAAATTTACTAACAACTTTAATATTGTGTTTATTTAATGTATCTTTTACATATTTTTTAAATTCAGATTCGTCTAAATGCGCATTAACTGATGTAACACCACCATATCTACCTTTTTTATCTTTTATACTTTTAAATCCATATGGATTTCTAGTTATTATAATTGTTTGTGTAGTTCTGTCTTGTTTATAATCAATATAGTCAATTAATCCGTCTTTTTTAAATATATCTTTAATTGTTTGTAATGTAAAATCTCCTTTACCTACCCAATTACTATTATCTATTTTAAATTCATATGATTTAATATATCCACGTAACATATTATATAAAATACCCAATTCATTAGGATAGTTAATAATAGGTGTTCCTGTTAAAAATATAATTTTACAATTTTCAGCATCTTTTAAATATTTATACATTGTAACATTCATATCATTCTTTGGCAATGTTTTACCTAATCTTAATTTATTAGATATTCTACTAATAAAATTATGAACCTCATCTATTATAACTATTTTATTATCAAATATATTTCTTCTTCCATTTAATTCTAATGATTCTCTTTCTAATGCATTAAATTTATCTTTTCTTAAACCATCAAAATTAATAAAACGATATTTTTTTCTAATCATTGTATGCAATTGATCATCTAAACTTTTTTTATCATTCATATTTAATGAACTGTAATTTGATTCTTTTTTACTATTAACTAACCAAGCACCACCATTTTTTTTAATATATTGCAAACTTAATGATAATACTTTCGATAATCCCTTTTCCATTTTATCATTTCCTTTTGTTTCAATAAATTCCCAATGTTGATTTAAACGATATAGTGGGTCACCGCATTTTTTTAATTCTTTTATATAATTTAATCTTAAACTAGCAGGAGTTAATATAACAACACGTTTTGTAGATTTTAATCCTTCTGCTATAGCAATTGATGAACAAGTTTTACCAGCACCTAAACCATGAAATAATAATAATCCTCTATATGGAGTATTAACATTCATATAATCTTTTACTAATTTTTGATGTGTTAACAATTGGAATGTTTTTTTACCCGCAAAATTATCACAAGATACAGACGTTTTATCATCTTTTGCCATTTGTTTATATTTTCCAAAAATTTTCTTATTATTTAAAAATTTCAAAAATATAATTCTATTATTTAAATAATATCCAGGTGCTTCTATTCTTACTTCATCGAATTTTGGTGGTAGTCTATCTTTTATATTTTTTCCATTGATTTTTAATTTGTTTATATTAATTTTGTTTATTGTTCTTTCTTCTAATGGGTTAACTTCATCATAATCTGTAATAGAACCTTTTTTTATGTTTTTTTCAAATCTTATATTTGTTTTTTTATTTTTACTAGTAGGTAATACAGTAACACCTACCTTTTTTATATCTTTTCTTAAAGTTTTTTCTTTTATTTTAACTGTATATCTATTATTAAAATTTTTAATAAATTCTTCTCTATCAAACTGTATGTTTATCTTTTTTATTGGTATAGATATCATAACTGGTTTATATTTTACTGGTTCTTTTCCTCTTTTTAATTTTGTTAAAAGTGAACTCATATATATAAATTATTTATTAAATTTTTATATATAAATATTACTTTGTTATTTATATATAATGGAAAATTCACAAATTAATAAAATAAAAACAATAGAATTAAATTTTGTTCCAAAATATAAATTAAATTCTCCAAAAAATATTTGTACTACACTAAAAATAGGACCTAATAGTCCTAAAAAACCAAATTCTCCAAAAAGATTAAAACCAAAAAAAAGAGATAATGATACTTCTCCAATATTAAAACATATCGAACGTTCTATAATAACAAAATTTAAATTAGAAGATGAAGTTTGTTATGAAGATAGTGACGATGAATTTTAACTAATATTTAATAATTCATATCCTATTTTACAAGCACTCTGTTCTGCTTTTTTCTTAATTTTATGTTTTGATTCTCCCAAAAATAACAATAATTTTTCATTTACATTTTCTAAATAATATTTAATTTTATCAAGTTGATTTTGAGAATCTGGAGAATATATTTCATCTATTGTTATTGCATCGTTTCTTGTTAAATCGTGATGTTTCTGACCCATACATAAGAATACACCCATATGATAACCCTCTTCTTCATCCCATTCACTTATTTCCATATATACTGGAGTAACTTTGAATGCTTTTTGTAATACTACTTGTAGTCTGTTTTTATAATTATCGTCTGTTTTCAATAATTCTAACCAATCAACGTGATTATCAAATATAGTTTCTACAAATATTTGAGCTATTTGAAAACCAGGACCAGTAACAAATGTATCTTTAAACCAATTATCTTCATCACGAATATCTATTTTATTAAAATCTAAAAATAATGCTCCCAAAAATGCTTCAAATAAACATCCTAATTTTTTTAAATTAGTTCTAGTTTTCTTTTCTTCGGCATTAGCTGACATTATATACCATTTGTTTAATCCCATTTCATATATCATTTTTCCTATTGATTCATTTTTTACCAATGCTATTTTTTTTTCTGTCATAAAACCTTCATTTGCTTTAGGAAATCGTCTATATAAATAATATTTTGTAATACA